TGGAGAGAATAAAAATACAGGACAAAATGCTATGTATGATGTTATAGGTTATTCACAAGCTAGTCAGCCAATGGGTGGTATAACTTTTGATATATTTAATCCTTTTGATAGTTCATCTTATACTTTTATGAAATGCCAAAGTGCTACTAACAGTTATCAACCAGCAGTAGGAGTAAAAAGCATTGGAGTACAAAAAGTAGCACAACAAGTAACAGGTTTTGCTTTGGGTTTTGGTAGCACTTATACTTTTACAAACATAACAGTTAATGTATATGGAGTTAAATAATGGCAGGTAGTTTAATAAAAATAACAAGTGCAAGTACAACTTCTAATGTATCAACTATAGATATAGGTGGTGCAAATTGGGATAGTTCTTATGATGTCTATATGGTAAAACTTTACAATTTACAACAAAGTGCAACTAACGATGTAAGACTAAAAGCAAGAATATTAAAGAGTGATAATTCTGCTGATAGCACTTCAAATTATGATATGGCTTATAAAGGTTTAAGGTCAGATACAACTTTTGATAATTTAAGTGATACAAACCAAGACGCATTTTCAAACTTAACTTATTTATTTAGAGGTAGTACAAGTTATGGTGCTAATGCAACTTTTTATTTATTTAATTTTAACAATGCAAGTGAATATAATTTTATAACTGTAGAGGGCGTTGGATTTGGATATGATGGAACAGATTTAATGGGTGCTATGGGTGGTGGTGTTCATACAGTTGGACAAATTGCAAAAGGATTACAGTTCTCATTAACAACAGATAGTATTTCAAAAGTATATATTGATTTATACGGACTAAGAAAATAAATGCTAAGATAAGGAAAGGAGAAATATTATGGCAATTAAGACAATCGCACAATTTAGAACAGAGGCAACTTCTGAAATAGAAAGTGAAAAGCCAAAGTATGCTCAAGTCAATAATGAAAGACGAGAGTTTACAGACGCTGAATACGACCAAGCTATTGAAGATAGAGCTAATTGGAAATTAGATGAGCAAGATAATGGATATGTTAAAGATAGACAAGAAAGTTATCCAGCTTTAGGCGAACAACTAGATCTGTTATATCACGATATGACAGCAGGTAAAGGCGACAAAACAGGCGAGTGGTATAAAGCTGTTAAAAAAGTTAAAGACGATAATCCAAAACCTAGCTAATGAAATTAGAAGTTTTAAGAATTAGCTCACAAGATGATTCTACTTCTGGAATACTTTATGAAATAAAAGATAATAGAAGATATTTTTTAGCATACACTTTAGAAGATGAACATAGAGAAAATAAAGTGATGGGCGAAACAAGAGTGCCTGCTGGAACATATAATTTATCATTAAGAAAAGTTGGTGGCTTTCATACACGATACCAAAAGAAGTTCCCAACATTTCATATTGGAATGTTACATGTTGATGATGTTCCTAATTTTGAATATATACTTCTGCATATAGGGAATACCGACGAAAATACTGCAGGTTGTCTGCTTGTAGGAGATAGTCAGAATAGTAACCTTATTCAAAAAGATGGCTTTATAGGAAGCAGTACAAACGCTTATAAAAGGATTTACAAACCTATTGCAAATGCTATTCATCAAGGCGAAAAAACAACAATTACTTATAGAGATTTTGATATGGAAGAAATTATTTCTAATAAATCTTCTGATGATGTAATGATGACTTCTTTAGTTGATGATAAATTTGAAAAAATAATTAAAGATCTCAAGCAAATAAAATCAGCAGTTTTAAAGTATAAGCCCCTTTAACCTTTATTCAGACAACAAAATTTGGTAGCATAAATATATATAGTTAGGAGACTAATGGCTAAAACAAATTGGAAAGCATATTGGAAATTTATGTTTTCTAAAGCATTTCGTACTGGATTACAGTCGGCAATATCATTATATCTAGCAAATTCTACAGGAATTATTGACGCTGATTTAATGCAACTTTTAGGTGTTTCATTTATGAGTTCATTCATAACTGTTATGCAACACGCTTTGGAACAATATAAACCAAAAGCAACTTTTGAGGATTAAATGAATTTAAAATTAGACGCTAAAGCTATTGGCGGTGTATTAAGTGCTTTAATGATCTCATTGATAAGTTGGTTATTCAAATCAGTACAACAATTATCAATACAGATAGAAGTATTAGAAGCAAAAGTAATATCAAGCGAAAATAAAATTGCTGAGATATTGTCAATAATATCAGGAGTAAATGACAATATTACTGAAATAATTTGGAGAATAGGTGGATAATGGAATGTTGTGGTAACTGTAACTGCGGTGGCTAATGACGAATATTAAAGACAACTTAACTTTAATAATTGCAGTTCTTACTTTAGTTGGTTTTTTAGCAAGTGGAGCAAAGAATACTTTTGATTTAATTGATAAAGTAAATGGTTTAGATAAATCACTTGCAGAACAAACAAGTTGGGTACAATCTCATGTTTTATCTTTCGCAGGACAATTAGATAAATATCAAGTTGAAAATGAAGAACGATTTGATGAATTATATATATTAATTGAAGAACAAAATATGGAACTTGAAGATTTAAGAGAATTAGCAGAAGGAACTAACTATTGGGTTTACATGATAGAAGAAAGAATATGTAGTAGTAATACTATTGCAAATAAAATTGGCGATTGCGAAGATAATTAGAAGTACCGATTGCCCTTAAAAGAAAGGTTTTAAAATGGAAAATGTATTTATGGGAGTAGTAAGTTTATACTTTATATTAAAAGGAACTTACTTTATTCTACACAAGTTAGATAAATTAGAAAGAATTTATGATGAGTGGAATTGGATAAACATACTTAATGAAAAAGAAGAAGAATAATGAGTACTGATTGTTGTTATACAAAAAAAGTAAATGGTACTAGGATAACGATTTGTAATAATAAATATGGATATTATGGTCATGGCCGATAACGGATATACTCAAAAAGAAATGCTTAATATGTTGTTAAATGGACAACAAGATCTGCAAAAAGAGATAAATCAACTGTTTGATGAGGTTAATAAAAGACCTACCAGAATGGAGATTACAGGATGGATTACAGCATTTGGAGTACTTTTTGCTAGTTTGAGTACATTAATAAATTAATTAACTAACATTACAATATGAATGACAAGGCTAAAAAACTTGTTAAGCAAAAACAAGAAGTTTCTCATAATGAGGAACTAGGAAATAACTATTATCCAAGTGGATGGAAGCCACAAAGAAGTTGGGATAATGAAACTAACTCTGGACAAGTAACTTACATTCAAGATAGTGAAAGTTTTGAATATAGTAGTTTATTAAAAGAATGGGGCTTCCCACCAGAAGAATATTATATAGAAGAAGAAACTATTAAATATTCAACTTGGGAAACACAAGTAAAAGGTGGACGAATTGAACAACTTCACGCTTTTAAAGCAACAATTAAAAGAAAAAAACCTAACCATGATAAATATTTTAATGAATTAAAACAACAGATTTCTAAAAAGAAACCTATTAAAGTTTCTAAAACAAAAGGGGATCACGCATATTTCTTTATTTGTTCCGACTGGCAATTTGGAAAAGCCGAATATAACGCTGATTGGGGAAGTGATGATACTATTGATTATATTAGAAATGGGATAAATCAAGCTAAAGATAATATTAAAAAGTTAAAAGCGTCAGGAACTATTATTGATGAAATTTATATAATAGGACTTGGCGACTTAATTGAGGGATGTTATGGATTTTTCGACCACCAACCTTTTAATATTGAACTAACTAGAACAGAACAAGAACATTTAGCTAGGTTAATGATTATAGAAGTATTAGATGGATTATTAAAACTAGCACCAAAAATAGTTATTGGTGGCGTAGCAGGAAACCATTCTGAATATAGAAGTGGTAAAGCAAGTGTTTCAACTACAAGATTAGACGCTAGTGATAGTGCAATGTTTCAAATAATTGGCGAAATTATTTCAGATCGTGAAAGATATAAACATGTAAAAACAGTTGTTCCAGATGATTTTTATTTAACTTTAGAAGTAAAAGGTAAAAGAGTTACTTTTTATCATGGACATATGACAGGTGGCGGTGGAAATGCTGAAACCAAATTAATGAATTGGTGGAAAAATCAAGCTATGGCTAGATTACCAAGTGGAACAGCAGACCTTTTAATAACTGGGCATTATCATCATTTAAGAGTTTTAACTGAAAGAGGTAGGACTTGGATTCAAAGTCCAAGCTGTGATACTTCAAAAGAATTAGAAGCTAGATTAGGATTAACTACTACTCATGGAATATTAACTTTTACGCTGTCCAAAAGTGGTTGGGATAATCTGAAAGTTTTGTAACGCTATGGGATCTGAAAACAAACAAAAAAAACTCCCCTCTATTTCTAAAGGGGAATTTTTATAGGTTATGAGTTATCTACTCATACTTTACCTCCCAATTAATGTCATAACAGGGCTAACTAGGAAGTAAACTTTCAATTAAGTGTATTAAGAAACTATCTTTTGTTTTTTCAATAAGACCTTACCTCCTTAAAAAAACTTTTTACATATAACACGACATCCTTCGGAAATTGCTTTCGTACTGTGCCTTTGTGTTCTATTCCTCGTACCATGATAGTTTTTACTTATCTGGGTTATTCTTATTAGCCGAAAAGTTGCCTTGCGGACTTACATTAAACACTTCCTACTCTAGATGTTGGAACATCTACAATTGAACTCTTACTGTCTTTTTCTAGCACCTTATTACTAAGGCGGTGACTTTCACGCTTTACCAATTGCATGGAATCAATCAAGTCGTTAAACTGTCTGAAATTTCTAAGCTATTACCCTTATCAGCTCCTCTAAGCTCATTAATAAAATGAGCACTATCCGTCTAACTCGTGTACTTTTCCTAAAGAACCTACTAAATATATTTTCTACTGCATATCTGCTGTTTGGTTATTGTCGCCAAAAAGGACTACTGTCCATATAGAAATCTATGCTAAATAGTTTCTTAACACACTCAAACTGTTAAAAGTCTTGAGAGAACATACTATTATTTTTTCGCTAGTTAAGTTTTTAATTATTCACACCTATATTTCATTCTCAATCTATATAGTTAATAATCAGCGTGTGTTACTTCGGTTTCGTCTTTCACTTCTTAACAAGT